GCTCGGGCCTTCTGCTTTCACTATTGCTTTTCTAGGAGGCTCACCAACTATCTCTGCATCTATGATAACTGGTTTTATACCAAGATGCTTTCCAATATCATCCATACTAAACTGTGTCCTCTATTCTAGCAATATATGCCCAATCATCTAAGTTGTTGATTTCACCATACGCAACTGTTTCAGATAGTTTACTTGTAGGTGTTCCGTTTGCGGTAAGGCCAGGCTGAACTAATACAGACTCAAGCGATGTGTTTGCAGTAAGCCCATTGTATGTAGCAATCTCTGTAAACTTGATAACTTTCTTCGTTACTGTTGGTCCAAAGTAATATGCTTTCATCGTAAACGAGAGTGTCCAGATCAACGCTCTTCTATCATCATAAGAGCCTTCGTATGTGTCTTCTGTTGTTATTGATGTAAGAACAACTGGAATATCAAAATACATTTCAAGATCATCAATCAGTTTTACAGTGGGCGTAAACTCTGGTTTGAAGAAAGGAATGATTTGCTCAAGTATCTTTGAACCGTCTTCTGTGAACTTAGTCATGATATTGAGTTGAAATTCGATATTGTATGGAGCAGGTGCGAACTGTGTGTTGTATGTATTATCGTCCGCAGTTCTTGGTTTTTTATGTCGAGTAAGACCGGTAAGAACCCTTTCGCCGTCATACGACATACCAACAATCTCAAATGTGATACGAGGTAATGTTATTGCAGGCGCTCTTAGATTTGGGTCTTGCTCTAACTTAGCAAGAAACTTTTGCATAGGTCCATAACTCACAGGAACTTTCATTGTCTGAATAGTTGCACCTGTGTTATCTTGACGACTAATCGTAATGTCGTTAAAAAGTGTGCCGAATACTGCGACATACCTACGAGTTGTTTGATTGTAATATGTATTTCCGAACATTAGTAGTTATCATCCCCGAATGGATTGGTTTCACTAAAGTCAAGTATACCATCAGCTATAGTTTCGATTGTGAAGTTGTCTGCGCCAAGAAGCGAGAGTGATTCGACATTCGCAACAGCGGTATTGGCATCGACACCAGTCGTGCGATATAGATCAAACATTGTGTCAATCTCAACTACACCAGTGGTAAATCTTTCATTCGAAAACTCAAACAAATCACACTTCAAGTCGTATGTTTGTAAAGCGCCCATCTGATAGAAAATGGCTTCGTGTTCGACATGTTTCAGTTCAAACATCTTATTGTTCAATGGAAAGTAAATCAAGTCGCCTTCGTTAGGGCGAACTTGAGAATCATATAAACCAATTTCTTGAGTGAACTTTCTTTGAGCCATAGTAAATGTAATCGAATCACGAATCTGTAGACCAAACTTAGACAGGAAGTCACCTTCGCCTTCAAAGCCGTCTACATTCTTGATATACATTTCTACCATGTATGCGGATTCGAATTTTGAAAGATCGTCTTCGTTAAGCAAATCATCTACCGCACCAAGCGTTCTTGGCAGATACCAGATATCTTGACCAAAGATACGAATCGATTCGATGACCAAATCCTCTATGAGGTCCTGTTCACCAGAGTTCGTAAAGTTGTTGAAATAGAAGTTCGTTGCCACACTATCATCCAATCATATCGGTAACAGGTAGAGAGTATGATGAAATCATCTCTTCTTCCAGTTTAGTAATCTCTGTAAGTGCGTCTGCTAGAATCGCTTCGCCATTGAACTGCACATTGCCTGGTAAGTTCATACCTACAAACTTCGTGAGGTTTGATCCCCATTGGTATTTGATTTTTGCAGAGGCATAGTTCTGTAGCCAACGATCTTTCCAAACGTCAACATATTGATCTGGGTCAACAATACTATAGCATTCGGCCACAATGTATGTGCCAATTTCAATCGTGTCCCAGTTAGCGTCAATATAGAGTCTGTTCATGTGTCGATTGTAGCGAATAGGTTGCGAGCCTACTAACATTTTTTCCATAAACTGCAAGTTTTCCATTGACATGTAATAGTGTACTGTGTTATAATTAGTTAAGTCGTAAATGTTATTCAGAACAAACTGATATTGAACATTAAACATACCAGAAGAGGTAGCAATATTAGTTGAGAGATCAAAGATGCTGATCACACCGATGATATTCTCTGGAACAGTAATGTATTTGTTTGTTTTGTCGTCTGAGGTTACTTGATGTTTGAGATAAGTCTTTTCTGTGCCATCAAAGTGATAGTCCCAGTAATATGACAGCGCTTCGTCAACACGATCATCTACTTGATCTTGATCTACGTTAATCTCAATGACAGGTTTACCTAACTTACGAAGGCACCACTCTTTGAATTGTTCTCTTGTAGTTGGTTGTGCCATTATTTGGTCCCCATCAATTTGTTTACTAAGTCTTTAAGTGTTTCTACATCATTTCTAAGACTATTTATAGTGCTGTCTTGTTCTTTGATGGCCTCAATTAAGACACCAACAATGTTACCGTATGCTACGCTTTTCATTCCATCATTTTGAGTAATAACAACTTCTGGAATAATAGCTTCCATTTCTTGAGCAATAACCCCAAGACCAGCAACGCCATCCTTCTCAAAGGTAACACCCCGCATAGCGCATACTTTATCCAAGCCGCTTTCTATGGTTTGTATGTTGGACTTTAGGCGCACATCTGAATAAGCTGTTATGGTACCTACAGAAGTCCAACTACCATCGTCATTACAATAAGAACCCCAACTGCCAGCCTGATTAAGAAAACCAATACGGTTGCTGTTGCAGTGGATTGTCCTATTACCTTCATCAGTATCGACCATAACAATATTACTTGATGTGGTATTACCAACAGTTATGGAACCACCTACAGATAGAGCATTTGCAACACTTACATTCA